GGGCTGTAGAAGTAACTGAAATGATTAGATCTGGAGAATATCAATGAGTAAAGGTGGTAGCAGAGGGTCAATGCAAGGTGGCGGTGGCCAACAGCAATTCGGATTTGGTCAACAAGGTGGATTTGGTCAACAAGGTGGATTTGGAAATCAAGCTCCTCCTCCTCAAAGCGGATTAGGTGGGTTTGGTTATCAGGGTCCGAGAGTTCCAGTTAATCAAGGTGGTATGTATAGCCAAATGGGTGCTAAAGGGGGTCGATCTCCTCAGAATTCGTTCATGCCTCAACAAAACAATTTCGGTCCTTTTCAAGGCGTAGGTTTTGGAAGAGAGGGTGGAACATATCAGCCGGGAAGAGGATCTAACGCCTATCAAAGCTCTTACATGCCAAGACCTTCTCCTTTTAATCCATATCCCTCTAGAGGAGGAAAAGGAGGCACTCAAAGACCATCTATGCCATCTATGCCATCTCCTTATCAAAGAGGAGGATATAGGGGAGGATTTAATCAACAGCAAGGTGGTTTTGGTCAACAGCAAATGCCTAGAAGCCCTTATGGGCAAAACACAGGATTTCTTGGGCAAAGGTCTACTCCTAACTATAATCAAATGGGTAGGAATGCTAAAGGAGGTATGGGAGGCATAAGTGGAGGTCAACGTCCTCCAATTCAAGCACCGTACATGCCAACTGTAAGTCCTTCTCCGACTGGTGGACCTCCATCACAACAAGTAATAGCGCCACCTCGCTCTCCTCAGCTAAGAACGCAAGAAAATTTTAACAATAAAGTTGTTATGCCTGAAATCCGTCAAAGAATTGATGACACTGGTTATGTCGTTCCTAATCCAAACAGTGGTAGCTATAACACGGGTGTTGCAGGAAATATGGGTAAATATGGTGGTAGCTATACAGCCCCAGACATTAATCGAGGTGGTCAAATAGACCCTAGATCCTTGTACTCTGATCCTAATATGGGCGGAGGAGCTAAGGGTGGAAGAGATCGATCTCGATTAACAGGCGATATGGGTCAACAGCAGATAGTAACGCTACCGGCAGGCGCTATGGGTCAACAGCAGATAGTAACGCCACCTCCGCAACAACAGCCAAGATCGATGAAGACGGATCAGTATGGGTTTGAAATGCAGGAAACAGATGCAGTTTTTGCAGGCGGTGGTGGCGGTGCAATGGGTGGCGAAGAATTTAGAACAGGTATGACTTTAAATCCTTCAGTAATGCCACCGCGCAGATCATACACTAATGTTACTAATCAAGTGGTAACGCCACCTCCATTACCTAGAAACAATTATAGAGGAGATGAAAGATTTAACCTAGATCAACAAATGTCTATGACACGCGCAGATGACATTGTTGCATCTATGGGAGAAAGGCCTCGTTTAAGTTCAGAAGAATTACAATTTAATCAAATGCAAGCGGAAGATAATTTAAGAAAAACGCAAATGCTTAGAGAGCAGTTGCGATTAGATCCTAATAATGTAGATATTCAAAAAGAAATGGGTATTTACAGAGAGCGACCTAGCTTTTTAAATGCAAATCCAGAACCACTTTTTAGAGGGCTTGGCGGTTATCGTCAATAACGGAGAGTAAAATGGCGTTAACTAAGTTACAGTTTTCTCCCGGAGTCAACAAAGAAGGCACAGACTACACTGCTGATCAAGGTTGGTTCGACTCTGACAAAATTAGATTTAGGCAGGGACGACCAGAGAAAATAGGTGGTTGGGAAAAATTTACTACTAATCATTTCTTGGGCGTTAGCAGGTCGCTACATAGATGGGCATCTCTTGCTTTTACAAAATATATAGGCGTTGGTACTCATCTTAAGTTTTACATTGCTGAGGGAAGTAGCTTTAATGATATAACCCCTATAAGACTAACAACTTCAGCAGGAGATGCTACATTTTCAGCAACTGACGGATCATCTACTTTAAGTATTGCCGAAACAGGTCATGGTGCTGTTGTTAATGATTTTGTTACTTTTTCTGGAGCGGCTTCTTTAGGAGGTAATATTTTAGCTTCAGTTATAAATCAAGAATATCAAATATCTTCTGTACCAAATGCAAACTCTTATACTGTAGTTGCAAAAGATACTTCAGGAAACACAGTTACTGCTAATTCAAGTGATTCTGGCAATGGCGGTGGAAGTATTATTGCTAAGTATCAAATAAATACAGGTCTGAATGCTTACATCTCAAGTACTGGATTTGGTGCAGGAACATGGGGTGCAGGAGCTTGGGGTTCTGCTAGTGATATTAGCTCATCTGATCAGCTAAGACTTTATAGTCAAGATAACTTTGGTCAAGATTTAATATTTAATGTTAGAGGTGGTGGTATTTACTATCATAATACCGCAGGAGGATTAAATGCTCCTGCAATAGATATCACTACAAAAAGCGGAAATTCTAATCCCCCTTCTATAGCACTTCAAGTAATGGTTTCTGACATTGATCAGCATGTTATAGCTTTTGGAACAAATCCTATAGGTTCAGTTGCAATTGACCCTCTGTTTATTAGGTTTTCTGATCAGCAAAATGCTGTTGATTGGACACCAACTGCTACTAACACAGCAGGTGGTGTAAGAATTAACTCAGGTTCTATTATTATTGGTGCTATTCAAGCAAGAGAAGAGATACTTGTATTTACAGATGTAAGTCTGCATTCGATGAGATTTGTTGGTCCACCCTTTGTATTTAACTTCTCAACAATAAGCACAGACACATCTATGATTTCTCCTAATGCGGCAGTAAATGCTAGGGGTTCAGTATTCTTTATGGATGAAGGTGGGTTCTATGTTTATAACGGATCAGTACAGCCTCTTCCTTGCTCTGTAAAAGATCATGTATTTTCTAATTTAAATGTTGGTCAAGCGTTTAAGGTATTTGCCGCTGAAAACTCTGCTTATTCTGAAGTCACTTGGTTTTACCCAGTAGGGACTGGTAATACAGAAATTACAAATTATGTAACTTATAATTACGAAGAAAACCTTTGGGCTATAGGAACTCTTACGCGAGGAGCATGGTTTGATTCTGGAATGGGTAACTCACCCATTGCTACAAGCATAATTACTACCGCTAATGAAAATTATCTATATTCTCATGAAGTAGGTTTTGACGATGATGGACAGCCAATGACTGCTTTTGTTGAGTCAGGTGATCTTGAAATAGGAGATGGCAATTCATTTATGTTTATGGATAGAATAATTCCAGATTTTTCTTTTAAAGGATCTGATCCTAGTATTGCAATGACGGTTAAAGGTAGAGATTATCCTTTGCAGGATACTTCTGTTCTTGCTAGTGCAACAGTTACATCTAGCACAACTTTTTCTGATATAAGAGCAAGATCAAGACATCCAGTTATCCGAATAGAAAGCACAGGTGAGGGATACGGATGGAGATTAGGAACTTTAAGAATGGGTGTCAGACAAGATGGTAGAAGATAATGGCTGTGGTTAAAGCTCCCTTGCCAGTGGCAAGAACAGAATACGATCAAAGAAATGAGAATGACACTAGAAAAACAATTGAGATTTCTCTTTCAAATGCTGACAACGAAATACTTGTGGCTAAAACACAGAGTGACAAAACAGGATCTCTTGCTTTGCGTAGATTTCAATTTATGTTTATGGGTGCTTCATGAGTGATGCGATTAAAGTTCTTGGTCAGCTTGATCCATCAGCAACCACTACAACAGTTTTATACACTGCACCAGACCTTACGCAGACAACGATAAGTTCTCTTGTTATATGTAACAGGTCAGGATCAACAATAACTTTTAGAGTTAGCGTACACGTTGAAGGTGCAAGCGCAAACGATAAACAATTTATATTTTATGATGAATCACTTGCGGCTACTTCTACCAGAACGGTAGTTATAGGAATCTGCTTAGGGCAGAAAGATGTTATAAAGGTATATGCAAGTGCCTCTAATGTAAGCTTTAACCTTTTTGGTGTGGAGACTAGCTAATGAACAACCAACAAATGATGCGTAGGCCAATGCAAGGTATGGCTGATCAAATGGCAACTCATGGTAGGTATGGGGACAGTATGCTTGTTCACATGAACCCAGTTGAGGTGCAAGGATTAGCGTCTTTGTCTCCTACAGGAGAGTTAACCCGAAACCCTATGACAGGGCAACCAGAGGCTTTTCTGCCTTTCTTAGCGCCTTTACTAGGTAGCTTGGCAGGCAGTTCTTTATTGACAGGAGCGGCGGCAGGGGGCTTAGGAGGCTTGATAGGGGCAACAGGACTTAGTTCTGCGGCGGCAGGAGCAATTGGATCTGGTCTTGCTACTACTGCAATTACTGGCAATCTTAAAGAAGGGATTATGTCAGGTCTTACAGGGTTTGGTTTAGGTAAAGCGTTTGGAGCCGCGTCAGAAGCATTAAATCCAGAAGTTGCCAAAGCGGCAACAGCCGTTGATGCTGTAGGATCAGATGCCTTAAACGCAGTAACCGAGGCTAATAGATTATCGGGAGCAATTGGATCTGATGTTGCAGGTGCGGACACTCTACTTCAGTCGCAGGCAGATGCAATAGTAAATGCCCCTGCGTATCAAGGCGCTCCATCAATGTCTTCAGTCTCAAATCCTTTAGCTCCTCAAATGTCTTCAGTAGGCGCTACACCAAGCATAGCTGACCTTAACCCTAATTCAGGGTCTTTAGCCTATAGAAACAAAGTATTAGATGCCGCAAAGCTTGAAGCAGGACAGAACATTGGGCAAAACATGATGAATAACCCAATGGAATTTGCTAAGAACTTTGGAAAATCAGCTATAAAAAGCGGAACCATGATTCCGGTAGCTGTAGGTGAAGGCCAAAGAGCGCAAAAAATGGCTGAGGATGATATGAAGCGCCTTAATGCTCAGTTTGAGAAGGATAGGCAAGCAGAGTTAGA